AAAACTCACGGGTGGCCTGAAGAGCAATTTCAAGCTCTTCAGGATCTGCGCCGGCCCTTTGAAGGTCCGCACAATCTGTGCGGATTCTGTTTTCGAGCCGACGCCGTGCGGCTCTAACCTCGTCGTAATCATGCATTTTTTTTCCTCCTTTCCTTTGCCGCCCCGAAGGGCGGCGAGTTGATTAAAGCCGGTCAGCCGCAAAGGCCCGGTCAAGGGCCTCGTCACGGCTAACCCCCTGGTCCTCCGTCAACCAGAAAAAGTTGACGAAGGCCCGGGTGACCGCATTTAAGCGGTCACCGTCGGGTGGCTCAACCACCCAGAGGAGTTCATTGAATCTTTTTTGGAACATTTTTAACCTCCTTTTCTTTGCCGCCCCGAAGGGCGGCGGTGATGTGGTTAATCCCGTATACTCGGGACATCCGGGCCGGGAAAAATCACGGCCCCGTCCCAAGTCTTGAACCCCACGATCCCCTGATCTCGCAGGGCCCAGAACCGATCCTCGTAGCGCTCCCAGAGCGCCACGACAAAACCAAAGTCGTCCCAGACCTCGGCCGAATCCACGATGTCGGCCGGATCTACGTTGATCCCGTCTTCCTCGTAAAATTCCTCCGCCATTTCCTTCACCCAATCAGGGATGGCGGTGAGGCAAGCCACCGGGATCGCATATAGCTTTCCCGGATATGGCCCTAGACGGTCGGGGTCGTCCGCTGCAAGGACTCGCACGGCTGTTGAGTCCTTGGGGTTAACCCCTTTATGATATGTATAAGTTTGTTTTCGTTTTCCCATTTTCTTCCTCATTTTCTTTAACTCCATTATATGCCCCAATTTTTAAAAAGTCAAGCTTTTTTTTAAAAAAATATAAAAAAATTTTTACTCAGGCTTTTCTACTAATCTATTGGAAATATTGAATAAATTTTTATAATCAGTTTTAAGCTTTACTTTTTGCAAAAAAAATTTTATTTTTTATTTACAGTATACCCTTGTATATTCGATGACACCCGATGGAGGTACAGTTTGCCAACACCACGCAAAAAATATGCCAAATATACCCCGGACATACCGGAAAAAGCTTTCAAGCTTGCCCTTCGGGGATTCACCGATAAGGAGATGGTGGACTTCTTTGACATTGCCGAACAAACCTGGTACAATTGGCAAGCTAAACACCCAGAGTTGACGGAGGCAATCGAAAGGGGTAAGGACGAGGCCGATGCAGAAGTTGCTCATGCAATCTACAGACGGGCCACCGGTTACGACTACACCGAGGAAGTAACTCATGTCATCCAAGGCAAAATAGTCAAGACCCATGTCAAAAAACATATGCCCGCCAACCCTACCTCAGCAATCTTCTTCATGAAAAATCGTACCCGCCGCAAACACTGCCGGTCAGATTTTGTTTGGGCTGATGTGAACAAGACTGAAATCACCGGTAAGGATGGGGGGCCTATCAAAACCCAAAGTAAAAACATCAATGTGGGATTAGATTTATCAGACCTAACAGATGAAGAACTAGATTTACTGCATCAGATTGGCTATAAAATAGCGAACAAAGACGGTAAAGGGGAAGGCTAATGTCCCCACAAACTGCATTAAAAAGGACCCGGCTGCCTAAGAGTACTAGAATGCGTATGGCTATCAATAACGTGGCGTACATTGAGGCAGAGAAGTGCCGGCGTTCTCTATTGTACTTCGTCCAAACCTTCTGGCCTACCGTCTCAAATGATGAATTCAAACATAATTGGCATATAGATATTCTATGCGATGAACTATCCCAGCTTGCAGAAAGGGTATCACAAGGTTTACCAAAGAAACATGACCTGATAATAAACGTCCCTCCCGGTACGACCAAAACAATCATATGCAGTATCATGTTCCCGGTCTGGTGCTGGGTAAGATGGTTCTGGATGCGGTTTATCACTGCATCATACTCAGCGGCCTTGTCGTTAGAGTCTGCCGAGTATAGCCGGGACATTATACGGTCAGAGAAATTTCGCAAATTATTCCCAGCGTTAGAGATAAAACAGGATAAAGACACTAAATCTAATTTTAGGGTGCAGAAACGGGAATACTACTCTATGCCACCAAAACTGGGCGGTAACAGGTTCTCCACATCGGTAGGAGGTACCTTAACCGGGTTCCATGGCCACATATTGATAGTGGACGACCCCATCAACCCTAATCAATCAGTAAGCAAGGTGGAACTAACCAATGCAAACAGGTGGATTGATCAAACGTTGTCCACCCGGAAAGTTGATAAGGCAGTAACCCCTACAATACTGATTATGCAGAGGTTGTGCCAAGACGATCCGACGGCACACCTACTGTCAAAGCACAAAGCTAATATTAAACATATTTCATTGCCGGGGGAAATAAGGGATTATAGGGATAAGCTGAAACCAAAATCTCTTGTAAAATACTACAAGGATGATTTGTTGGACCCCGTCAGGATGAATTGGGATGTGCTGAAAGAGCTTAGAGAGGACTTAGGCGAGTACGGTTATGCAAGTCAAATAGGGCAATCTCCTATCCCTCCGTCAGGCGGGATGTTCCATGTGGATAGACTAACCACAATTGAGCGGTTAACGTCCCCAGCTAATCTTGTTGGTCAGGTTAGGGCCTGGGATAAGGCAGCTACCCATGATGGGGGTGCATATACGGTGGGGTTGAAATTACATAAGTATTCGGATCGAAGGTTTCTCGTGGTGGATGTGGTGCGGGGCCAATGGAGCAGCGAGGAAAGGGAAGCCATAATCCTTAATACAGCTAGGGCAGATGGGGGAGATGTGCCTATTGTTATTGAACAGGAGCCAGGTAGCGGTGGCAAGGAATCTGCGGAGGCTACCATACGGAACTTAGCCGGCTTCAGCGTTACCCCTGACCGCCCCACTGGTGATAAGGTATACCGGGCAGATCCTGTTAGTGTACAGGTTAATGCAGGTAATTTTAGCTTGCTCCGGGCGGATTGGAACGGTTCATTTATTGATGAGTTGAAGAATTTCCCTTATGGGACGTATAAGGATCAGGTTGATGCATTGTCAATGGCGTTCCATTATCTGGTGGCAAAGAAACAGGTACGGGTCTTATTTTCCCGGAGAAGGTCTGCATAAGGATAAGACACAATGAAACAAACTACAATAGATAGGTTGCATACATTATCCACTTTGGTGAGCAGGATGCAATTGGCTTACCAGATGGGGATCCAATACCAAGGCGATAGAAATATCTATCGAGCTTTGGGGTATCCTACAAGGATCACCTATGTGGATTATCTCTCCAAGTATATAAGACAAGATATTGCAACTGCTATTATTGATAAGCCTGTGGATGCAACCTGGCAAGGGGGCGTAACCATCCAAGAGCCGGGGCAAGAGGATACTCCTTTACAGGTTGCATGGAAAAGGTTATGCAAAAATAGAAATCTTCAAGTTATCCCCACCTTATCCCGATTTGATAAGTTGATTGGGTTGGGTGAATATGCAATACTGTTGTTAGGCTTTTCTGATGTGCAAGGACATACTGATTTTCAGAAGCCGGTATCAAAAAATGTGGATTTGCTTTATCTTCGGCCGTTGGGTCAGGGCAGTATTGATATCATGTCATGGGATACGGATACAACCAGCCCTCGGTATGGTCTCCCGGTAATGTACCAGATTGAGTTATATAATGCAGCTAATGATGTATCGCAGACATTGTTGGTGCATTATACCCGTGTGATACATGCTGCTGAGAATGTACTGGAGGGGACGGTTAAGGGTCGATCACGATTGCAGCCTGTGTACAATCGGCTGATGGATTTGGAGAAGATTGTGGGCGGATCGGCAGAAATGTTTTGGCGGGGTGCTCGTCCAGGGTACAAAGGAAAGCTGGATGAGGGGTTTAGCCTTACCGATGAGGAGGAAGAAGAGTTAGAACACCAGTTAGACGAATACGAGAACAACTTGCGTAGGTTCTTCGTCAGTAAGGGGATTGATATCAGTGCAATGGAGATGCAAGTGGCGGATCCCAAGAATCATGTCGAGGTCCAGCTGGAAATGATTAGCGCTCAAACTGGTATCCCGAAGCGTATTTTGGTAGGTAGTGAGCGGGGGGAATTGGCTAGTAGCCAAGATATGGAAGCATGGTATTCATCAATTGATAAGAGGCGTACCGGCTTTGTTGAGCATGAGATACTTCGACCTTTTGTGGATAAGTGTATTGAGGTTGGGGTACTCCCACCGCCTACTGGCGAAAAACAAAGTTATGTCTTTGTATGGAGGCCATTATTTGAGCAAAGTGAACAGGACAAGGCAACGGTTGGGGAAATAAGAGCCAAAGCATTGAACCAGTATGCGGCCCAGCCGATGGCTGAAAATATTGTACCGCCTGAGGCATTTTACAAGTATTTCCTAGGTCTGAGTGAGGATCAGATAGAGGATATTAAGCAGATGCAAGAAACCGCTATGATGGGGGAGGAATAGATTGGGCGAGCCTGCATTAGATTTATCCAATACGAACATGACCGCATATGGTAGGCTATCCCGATTTGACCCTACGCGTACAACATTTCTGAGGAATGCTTTCGTTGCTCAGATGAATGTTAGATTTAGGGCATTGCGGGGGTTGATTAGGCGGGCGATTGTTGAGCAGGATTGTTTTGGATTGAAGAGTCCCGGTTTGCATTCTTTTGCAAAAAAGGATATGGTCTTGCCCCCAAAGCGTGCATTTGCTTTTCCCACTAGCCAGGAAAAGATGGATGCATTCTTGGATTGGTTGCATGACCAGGTTGAGGCGGGCATCCTTGAAGTAAGGACAGCTCCCCAGTTAGGCAAGTCAATATATGAGCCTTGGACAAATAAGTATATTTTAGACTCATACCAGAGGGGGGTTATCCGGGCGAGGTATGAGATGGTGCATGCCGGGTATAAGGTACCTTCATTGGATCAAACTGGGGGCATAGCTGCAGCAATGTCTGGCCCGATGCATATTGAGAGGTCAGGTTTGTTATTTTCTAGGGTATATTCTGGATTGAAAGGGATCACCGATGCAATGGAGCATCAGATTAGTCAGGTGCTTGCTAAAGGCATGATTGATGGTAAGCACCCTGATGATCTTGCTAAGTTGCTTAATAGGACTATATCAGGGCCTGTAGGGGATTTGGGGATTACAGATACCTTAGGGCGGTTCATCCCAGCTGAAAAACGTGCCCAGACATTAGCTCGGACCGAGATTGCCCGGGCACACCATCTTGGTAATGTGGCCGAGATGGAGAATTGGGGGGCCGAGGGGGTTAAGGTTAAGGCTGAGTGGGTGACTGCCGGCTACCATGTATGTTCTTTGTGCATGGATTTGGAGGGTAAGGTATTTTCCCTCAAAG